TCAGATACTATGTCAGAAGTTGCTAAAGTATTAATGTCAGAAACTATGTCAGAAGTAGCAAGGGTATTTAAATCAGAAACTATATCACTTGTTGCTAAAGTATTAAGATCACTTACAATATCTGATGTTGCTAAGATTGCCATATCAGCAATAACATCAGAGTTACCAAGCAGAGCCATATCAGCAATTACATCAGCATTACCTAATAAACCCATATCGGTTACAACAGCACTTGTGCCTAGTAATCCCATAGCAGTTACATTAGCCGAAGTACCTAAATGCCCCATAGCTGTTACATTGGCAGAAGTTGCCAATAAATCCATGTCAGTTACGATTGCTGAAGTACCTAATATTGCTAAATCTGCTACTGCATCAGAAGTACCTAATCTTCCAATCTCGGTAGCTTTTCCAGCTACAGCACCTATATCAGAAGCATCTGCGGCAACAGTTGATACATCACTCGCAATATTTTCTACTGCTGCTACATCACTTGCTATTGCAGCCACAGCCGATACATCAGAAGCTATTGCAGCTACAGCTTGTACGTCAGTAATTGATTGACTAAACTCAATAGCATTACCAGAAGAATTAACCGATAATACTTTGTTAGCTACTAACTCAGGAAATATTAAATTGTATGCAGTTGATGATGAAGAAGAAGCTCTAGGAGATAGTTTAATATCTACTCCTTTTTGTTGTATCATTGCAACAAGTTTGTCTAATTCTGTATTTAATGTTTCTATTGGAAATGTACCTGATGTTGGAAAATCAGTTGATCTAGAAATACTTAAATTTCTAAATATAGTATATTTATCATTTACAGTAGCTCCACCACCTAAAGTAATATTACCACCACCACTAGCTCCAGCACCAGTTACCGAATATTGTGCAGCACTAGATGGACTAGAAGCTAAAGTTAATGTAGTATCTGTTCCACCAGAAGTTTTTATTACTACTAAATCTGCATCGGCAAAAAATTCAAATGGTACACTAAATGCTGTTTGACCACCACTAGCAGTATATTGTACTCTAGGATCTGTTGCTGATATTGTAATACTCATCTAAGCCCTTTTTGTTCTATCTCATCAAATAATGAATCTAAAAACCATACATTTTGAAACGGTAAAAGTCTACGCACATTCCTAGCTGTATGATGGTTATATTTACCACTACCCCATGTCCACATTATATCTGATATATTAGCTATTTGACTAGCAGTAGGTCCAAGAACATCTGGTACAGGATTATTAAATATATCTCTATAAGTACCATAAGGTTTTTTAGCTCCTAATAATGGTCTTAATCCTATTTCATTATTACCTAATCTTTCAATAGCATTATTAATATCAGAATAAATACCACCTAATCCTGATCTATCAAATGCATCTACAATTTTTTGACCAAATGGTTTTTTAGAATAATCTCTATTAAATGCTTTTTGTCTAAATGCATCTACACCAGCTCCAGCAGCTAATAATAATAATACTCCACTAAAGAAATTAGCATCTTTTTCTTGTAGTCCTCTTAATAATATTCTTGATGTTGCTGCCATACCAAATTTTTTAAATTGAGTAAGTAATCCACCCATTTCAGTATTTGCCCATAATGGCACATCACCTTTACTTGGGGTAACAATATCAATATTAGCTTGTTTACCTATTGCTTGATGATAAACTTCTGCAGCTTCTTTATCTACCCATTCGTCAGAATTAGCTACTCTTAATGATTTATATGTATCTCCATTTTCTTTCCATTTTCTAGCATTTTTTCCATAACCATATTTAGTATATTGTTTATAAATTCTTTTTGCCATAGAATCACTAATACCCATACTTCTTAATCTAGCCATATTTACTTTAGATATTTTGCCAGTAAGTATTTGTGTTTCTATTGTATCAAATATTCTTGTACCATTATATAATGACGCAATATTTTTTACTGCTGTATTCCAAGGATTAGATAAATTTAAATAAGTAAAATATAAATTACCCATGCTACTAGCTCCTCTTTCAAATTTATTAAACACACCAAAAGCATCATCTAAACCATACATAGCCATAGCTCTTGTACTAGCAAACATATCTAAAGATTCACCACCAAGTTGAGTAGTCTTTAAATTCATTTTATATATTTCTTTAAAGTAACCACTTGTTAATAAATCCCAAGAAATTTTATAAGATTTACCCATACCATTAATCATTACTAATCTAGCTACATCTACTGTTTGTGCTATTCCAGTAAGCATAGTCATAGCATTATATAATTTCATTAATCTAATACCTCTGCTAACAGATCTATTAGGATCTTCTGCCAAACCATATGTTCCTCTAAGTAAATGAATACCAGCATCTAAATCTTTTAATATTTTATTTTTTTGTTTTTCTAATGCTGCAGCTTGTTTTGGATTTTTAGCTGCTATAATCATTTCATCATATACTTCAGCAATTTGTTGTATTCCCATTTGATTTTGTTTTGGAATATAATTTGTACCAAATCCCATAGGATCACCAAATGCTTTAGTAATTTCAATGTCAGGAATTGTTTGATTAAAATACATTTTATTTAATGTTTGTGTATCTGTTTCAATAAAACCTTCTTTTGATAAATGTCTGTAATCAATATTTAATTGTCGTTGTTTAAATCTATTAGATATTTTATTTATTTTTTCTATATATCCATCAATATCAGCCGAAGTTCCTTTACCAGCAGCTATTCTTAATTCATCTGCTAAATTAGGCATAGCTATTACAGGTTGATATCCTTTAAATCCTTCTGCAATATCTAATATTTCATCTTGTGTAATTGCTGGATTTCTTTCTCGTAAAGCCATTCCTAAAGTTTTTACAAACTTATCAAAGTTTGCGTCAATAACATCTCTACGATAAACAACATTAATATAATTATCTATTAATGATCCATTCTTTTTTACATACTCTAATCTTTTTTCCATCTTAGCAATTTGTAAAATCATATCTTCTCTTTTTTTACGATTTTTAGTTTTAGCTAAAATTTGTTGTAAAAAATCAATATGTTTTTGCATTGCTTTTTGTGGTATTTGTAAAGTGTCATATTCTTTACCTATTGTTCTATAAAAATCATCAATAGCTTTTGATGCAGTAATTACATCTTCATCAAATACTGTTTGTGTTCCATATCTTGCACCCATTTTATATTCCCAAATAGATTGTCTAAATTCTTTTGGTGTCATGTATGCTTTGTTTTTAACAAATTTTGTATCTAAACCTCTTTCTAAAAAGTTTTGACTTTTAGCTCCTTGTCTAGCTAAATAACTATTATATGCAGCTTCTATTTTTTTTGTAGTAGTAACAACTAATGGAGCATAACGCATTTTAATTTTACGTTCTATAGTTGGACTACTTATAATATCCTTTAAATTTTTATTTTGAAATAAAGGAATTTCTAACATTCTTTCCATCATTTCTTGAGCTTCACTTATTCCTTGTTTCATAACTCTAAATACAGGATTGTATGGTCCTTGTTCACCAAATATACCTAATCCAGTAGGTGCTATTTTATTCATTTCTTGTATTTGTTCTTCTGTCATTATTCTACTACTTCTTGGTACAGCAGCACCAGTAGTACCAGCAGCAAATGCATCTTGTTCATCATACATATTTGCATATTTATCAAATTTTTTAGCTGACTTACCATTAGGTAAACTAGGAAACATAGCTGGTACAATAAATCCAGCAGCAGTAATAGTAGCTCTTTCTGCACTTGTTCTTGTATCATCGAGATAACCTTTAACAGCTTCTTCTCCTCCAATAATACTTCCACCTAATGTCATTCTTTTTAATCTACTTCCTGTAAACAAAAGATTAGCACCTTTAGTAAACATAAATATACTTGAAGGATCTGTAAGTCCTCCAATTATTCTTCCAATAATATAACCCGGATCTCCATTTATAGATTTCATTTTCTTTTTAAATCTATCTAATAAATATGTAGTATGATTTGCATTTTTAGAATGTAAAAAATTACCCATAAATTCTTTATATGGCTCAAGTTGTGGATCATAAAAAGGATCATAACTTATATCTACTTCATATAAATCTGGTCTATTTTCAAAAACAGTTTGTACTATTTTTTTTGCACCTAAACCTATAACATTTTCATCAAGAATACCTTGAGCTATATTTACAAAATTAAAAGCAGTAGGTTGTTCTTGTTGTTGATTATAAATATCATTATGTGTTTGATAATAAGGATTACCACTAGCAATATAAACGTCAGGCATTATTTAATAATTTCTACTGTCATATTATCATCTTGATTTAATGAAGGTAATTCAATATCAAATTCTGGTACAGGAGATGCAGTTGATCTTCCTTCTGCCCACATTTCTAATAATTGAAAATTACTCATAAATCTTCCTTTGTATTGACTATATCTAGAACTATCATTAAATAATTCTTGTGCTAATGTAGCTTCAGGGTACATTGCATAAGTTTGTCTTTCATTATCATATCCAATATATGCTTTTTTATTTTCTTCTAATAAATCATTAGGAATATAAGAATTAAAATTACCTACAAATCCTAATTTTTCTTCTGTTGTTGTAGCAGCTAAAGCTCCTTTTACAGCTTTTTTCATTCTATCTCCAATAAAACTACCATCACTATTAAAACCACTTAAATAACTTAAATCTAATAAAGCCATCATTAAATAACTATTTTCTGATTTAGCTAAATCTTCACCAAAAAAATTAACTAATTCATCTTTTTTTACATTCATATAATTTACTGATATTTCCATACCATGACTAAATTCTAATTTTTGATCTCCTTTTAATAATGAATCTATATTATATCCTTTATTAATTAATTGTGTTGTTACCCATTTATCATTTAAAGATAAACCATATCCTATTGTTGGATCATTTATATATTTACCATTTTTCATTTTAGATAAATATTCATATGATTTATCATCATTCATAGGATCATATACTGATTGATTAAATGCTCCTTCATTTTTATATATATGAGATAAATAAGGATTACTTATAAAATTATTTGTATTAACTTGCCCATACATAGCTTGTTTAATATAATCTCTTTGAGCATCTTGTACTAATTTTTCTAGTCTATCTTTATTAGCATCAAATCCTAATGTATTTTCAAAAACACTTCTTACAATTTTTTTAAATATACTAGGAGATCCTACTCTATTTTCTTGATTAGAAAAATCATCAATAAAATTTGCAAATTTTTCTGTAACTTCTCTATCAAATTCAGCAAATCTAGAATATCCAGTTATACTTGCTTCAAAAAAACCATCAGCCCAAGGATTAGCATTTAAAAAATCTCTTACATCACTAGGCATAGAAGATTTCATACCTTCATATTCTTCTTTAAAATATGTTTGCATAAAAGAATCTCTTGAAAATTTACCATCAGCAAAATCTATACTTTGCATTGGTCTAAAATTAACTTGTGTATTTTTAGGATTAGGTACAGTAGAAAAAACACCATCTCCATCAAAATCTATTTGCAAATTATATGTAGGATATGGCTCAGTAGATTTTTCATCATATGTAGCTTTTATTCTACCACCATCAAACATATCAAATAAATTTGTTTTATTAAAAAATTCTTCATTAATTCCATATTCATCTTTTTGTAAATTACTCATATTCATTAATCTATTTTGTAAAGTAAAAATTAAATCATCTTGTATTTGTTTTTCTGAAAAACCTAATTTTCCATAATGACCAAATAAATCATATTGTTGTACGTTAGTCATTAACATTACTCCCACTAAAAACTTTCCAATTAAATCCATCATTTGCAAAATCTTCCATAATAAATTTCATTGCATTTTTTAAATTTTTTTCTATTGATTGTTTAGTTACATAACTTTCATCATCAAACATATTAGTTAAATAAATGTCTAAGTAAGGTCTTATAACTTTTCTAACTTGATTAGCGTCTACTTCTACACTATCAATAACTGCATCACCTAATATAAAAGTTGTTTCACCAGTTGCTAAAGATGTAAAAGCTGGTGCAGCTGCTAATAAACCAATACCTGTTCCTGGAGTTACAATTCTTTTATTTTGATATTTTTTTATATATTCATTAACCATAGATGTAAGATCTATTTGATCTGCACTATCTTCACCTTCACCTCCATAATTAATAAAGTTATCCATAGCTATTTTAATTTGACCACTTCTTGTATCTTTTTTAGGTTTAAGACCTTCAAAGAAATTTTGTGCTACTTCTAATCTTGTTACTCTATCAAAATCAGCATGACGCAATTTATGATATTCTTTTAATTTTAATATATTTGCTTTTACATCATTATCTAATCCTTTAAACATAAACTCAAAACCACTTGTATCACTAAAGTAATTTACCATGTATGCAGCATTATCTAATTTTATTAAATCACTTTCAGATTTTACATTTATATTCATTATATCATTAAAAAAACTTGTTACTTGTGGTATTGGCTCACCTATCATTTTTGCATATGATACCATTTTATTAAATTTTACATTTGATATAGCTTCAGCTTTTTCATTTAAAATAGTATTACCATTTGTATCTATTGTAAATAAAGGCTCAGTTCCTAAAAATGTATCTCTAATATCATCTACACCAAATATAGTTTTCATATGTTGTTGAATAACTAAATTTTTTAAATCTGAAGGATTATTAATTCCCATAGCTTCTGCATAACCTTTACGTTCTAATGTAACAAATAATTCATTAGAAAATGTGTCCATTTTCATTCCACTTGAATCACCAATGTATCCTTGTAAATCTTTATTAATTTTATTAAAAATTAATTGTCCACCATTATATGTTTTTCTATAATTAATTTTTTGTTCATCATTTAAATTTAAATCAATCATATCTTTTTCTAATTGATTTGGACTAACATTTATAAATCTTTCAGGAGTTTTAATAAATCCATCTAAATTTTCACTTAATGTTTCTGCTATTGTTATATTTTTTTCACTTTCATATTTTCCAAGTTGTTGACTAAATGTTCCTAAATGTCCTTGCATAAAATTTTGTGCATTAGTTACAATAGATTGTCTTTCATCTTTTGTTGTATTAACTAAAGTAGCTTCTCCACCCACCATACTTATTTGTGGTTTTTTCATATACTCTTTATTTAACATTGAAGTAATTGATAAATTAAGTTTTTTTAATACATCATTACCTATTTGATAATCTCCATTAGTAATACTGTGTTCATACATAGCAGTATCTATTTGATCTTTAATTATTGTATTTACTTTTGCTTGTTCAAAAGAAACTTGTAATAATCTTAAAAATTCTTTTGGCTCTATCATACTAGCTCTATCTTCAGGATAAGCAGCATTATATATAGCTAAATGATCTTTATATATTTCTGATACTGCTGGTAGCCATACATCTTTATGATAAGATGTTATTTTTAAATCTAAAGATTGTTTTTTCATATCTTCAGGATCACCTGATCCTATTTCTGAAATGTTAAACATATCACTAACAGTTGTTTCATTGTGCATAGTTAATCTAGATTTAATAGCTTCTGTTGCTTCAATATGATCTAATTTAATTCTAGTATTAAATATTTGTTCACCTTTTCTTAAAGCTTTTCCTGAAATCATACTTTTAGTCCAAGATTTATATCTATCAGGAGCTTCTGATACTAATGTATTTAAATATTCATCAGTAGCTTTAGTAAAAGAATCAGGACTATCAAAAAATTCTCTTGACTTATCATTAATAAATTTTGATGTAGTTAAATCTAAATCTGCTTTATATTTTGCTTCTTCTAATGTTGCTTGTCTTTTAGCAAAAAAATCTAATTTTTCTGTAGCAACTTTTGCTATTGTAGAAACTGGATCTCCACCATAAGCTGGTACTACACCCATTCTATTAGCTACTGAAGAAGCTGTTGCTTGTACTTGTCTTTTACCTGTTGTTAATGCCATATTATGTTATTGTTTTTTTAGGTGGTTTATAATAATCATATTGAGCATAACCTGTAGTAAGTTCACTTATTGCAGATACATACCCACCAAATACTAAATCATTTTCTTTGTATTTATTTTCATACAACATAGAACTATATTTGTTTTGAATATTTTTTCCCATTAATCTTATATTAGCTATATCTTTATTAGCTATATTTTTTGCTTGTGTATTTATATTTAAAAAACTTCTGCTTTCATCTGAATATCCTGATATAGATTGCCATGCTAAATTATTAGCTATTGTTTCATTTAAAGCTCTTTTTCTTGCATTTTCTTCTTCTAATGCTTGTAGTGCAGCCATTTTTTTTTCTGTTTCAATTCTGTAATTTTCTCTTGATAATGCTCCTCTTTGAGATTGCACACTAGCAACTGTACCTACTGCACTTACTATTGCTGCAGCTGCAAATAATGTTCCTGAATTAGCACCCATTACGCAAACTGTATCTCCATAGCTATTCCTAATACCTTTAATGGTAATGGATCGTTTTGGCTAATAGTAATTGTAGGACTTTTACTATAACCTAAAAAATTAAATTCTTTTTTTGCTGTAACTGNNGTTATNTCTGTNCCAGAAGTAAANCCAGCTTGTTGTATTACTAACTCTTTAGAATTTAAATCTTGAGCTTTCATTGTTATATCTAAACCACCAGATATATCTACAATAGCTTTATTAACTCGTCTTGGTTGACCTGTAAGTGGTCCAGTATCTATTTCTTTATCTACAGACATTGTTTCTAATATAGGTGTATAATTAAATCCAACTCTTACTCCAGTAGGAAATGGTGCAGAAGTTAATGTTATTCTACTATTAGAATCTACTGTAAATTCACCTAATGAGCCATTACCAAATACTGCAAATACTTTATCTGTGTTTTCGTAAATAGCATTTACTGTATGTAAAAATCCATCTACTAATGTAATAACTGCATTATCGGCTGGTACAGCTGCAAGGTTTTTATCTAATGTTAATGTGTGTTGAGAAGATCCAGCAGATACAGCAGTAATAGTATATTCTGCTGCATTTCCAGCTATTGTAAATGTTTCTTGTATTTGTGGAGCAGTACTAAAACCATCAACAACTAAAGTGTTTTGATCAGTAGCTTGACTTGCTCCTTTAACTAATGGTGTTCCTTTTTGAAATACTGTTGTTGTAGTAGAACAATCAAGAGTAATAGCATCATCATTAGCAAATCTTTCTAATAAATATTTAGTACCACTAGGTACAACTCTTTTAACTATTACAAATAATTTATCATTTAATGCAGTTATACTATGAAACTTATCTCCAGTTTGTGTTTCCCACATAGTCCAACCAGCAATTTTTTCATCACGAATAGAATGAAAAACTGCAAGTTTACCATCTTCATTAGTTCCACTATTTAAAAAAAAAGCAAACTGTTCTGGTTTAGTTTCATTACCTGTCATCATGGATAATTGTTTAGGAGAATCAATTAAATGAGAAGCTAATACAGATACACTTGTAGATCTATATGCTTGTTCAACATCTGAAAATACATATTCCCTTACTGACTTACCATTCTTTTGACTAAACATAGAAGCTCCATCAAAAGGTATTGGTGCTGCTCTATTAATTCCATAAGGTGTTTGTCTTAAAAAAGCTATACTACTAGGAGTAATAGCAGCAGACTGTGATGATACTGGTACATAGTATTCTCCACTATCAGTAAATATTTGTAAGTTACGAGATGAAATCATATGTCTAATTTCGTTTACTGTATCACTTGCAATAGCAACATTAATAGCTTCATTAGCTAAACCAGTACCTAAATCAAAATTAAAATATCCTCCAATTTGACTAGCTATAACTGCTGCTGGATTATCTCTTACACCAGCAAACCATAATCTATTATCGTGAAAAGATACAGCTTGTGGAAATCCATTTACAGCAGATATTAATTGTTCTGACCAATCTGCATTAGCATCTGTATTAGGTAATGCTTCTAGTATAGTAGCAGTAACTGTAGTTGCATTTGTAAAACCTACAATCTTAACTTGTTTACCACCAATTTTTAAATATGTTCCATTATGTCCTGATACAAAAGAATCTGCACTAGCAGTTAATGTAACGCTGTTTCCAGTAGTTGCGCCAGGTGTTATTGTTATTGTGCTATCAGCATATTTGTAAAATGGTTGTGTGGTTTTATTTATACCATTTACAGTCACAGTATCATCTTCTTCAAAAGCATAAGCTGCTACACTAAAAGAACTAGCAGAAGCTCTTGTAATTTTTCTTATAGCATTTTCTCTATGACATAAAAAAACTGTGTCACCAAACTGTGCAAAATTTAATTCAAATAACTGTGCAGTAGTCCAATTACAATTAGAAGTAATATTAGATTGTATTACTGCTCCACTAGAATTGTAAACATCTAATCTATTATTAGATAATACAAATATAGCTACTTCATCATTAGAAAATATAAATGGCATTATTCTACATTCGGCAGGCATTGTAGCCATATACTCAGTAGCTGGTCTACGCATTACTCCACCTTCATCTAACAAATACCAGTTGCGTACTTGTTTACCACCTTCAAAATATGCTTTAGCATCAGTTCTTGCATTAAGGAGATTGTTAATTTCTCCTGAAGAAAAGTTTGTATATACTTGTCTAATTTTTCTAGGCATTAACTGACTACAAGTCCACTACGACTGCTTCTTCTTTCTGTTATAAATCTATCAGTAGAAAGTGTTTTAGTTGTAGTTTCTGAGGAGTCAGTATTTTTTGCAATTAATAATTGTCTTTCACTTAATTGATCAAACTCTCGAACAAGTGCTGCATCTCTTGCTACTGATCCACCAAAAATACTAGCTAGTTTATATTCTACTGCTAATCTAAAGTGTGGGGGAAACTGATCTTCGCTTTGTCTAAATACATAATCCATAATAACTGTAGTTGATGATCCAAAACCATCTAAATATATTTTATCTTCGTATCTATGATATCGTAATAACGCATCATTAGAAGTTACTGATAATATTTTTAAACATTCAGGATTAGAAGGTATTTGATAAGCGTATTCAAATCTACCAGTAGGTGCATCTGCTAACAAAGATAACTGTTGTTGTCCTGTTGCAAATCTCCAATTATGTCTAGTTAATGTAGATTCAACTACTTCTTCATATATTGTATTAGTTACAAGAGCTTCTGTAGTATCATCAGTAAATGATGAAATAGGATTTGCTCCTATCATTACTAATGCTCTTGAAGCTATATCTACTTTGGTTACTGCCATACATTAATATCTTGGAACATTTAAAGATAAATTTTTACCTTGAATATTATAAATTCCATATTTATTTGCTAAATACATACTATGTTCTTTAAATTCATCTTTTCTTTTTTGTGGATCATCAGATAAAACAATAGAATCTAATATTGCTATTCTTGTTCTAACATCATCTACTGCTTTTGGACTAAACATAAAACTATCTGTAGTAATTGTATTTCCATCTTTAAATTTTAAATCAAAACCTCCATCTGAATTTTTTTCAACTGTATACATTTGTTGACTTTTTAATGTAGCTTTCATTATTGAAGGAGATAATAAAGCTGCTGCTCCAATAACTGCTGCTTTACTTGGATCAGATTTAATTGCTGCCATTGTATCATCAGCTAATTTTTTTGTTGCACTTTGAGCTTTACCTAAT